AATCTTCCATTCCTGTTTGTGTTCCAGAAGGTTGAGTATTTAATACTGGCGTTCCCCAACCTGTAGTTCCTGCTTCAGGGTTACAGATAATTCCTCCATCAACATCATATCCAATTGAATCTAAGTAGGGACCCCAAGTGCTATCTGATGATGCTCCAGCAGCAGGTGCAGCAGGATTAAAACCTGCAACTCCATAAGTTGTATTTAATATTGGATATCCAACTGCATTGCCTTCAAATAAAGTTCCTTGTCTTTGATATCCTTCCCACTTTGCAGGAATTCCTGGGTCAATGCTTGTTTGATTAAAAGTACTTAAAATTTGTGGAAAGGTTCTATAACTTGCAACTTCTCTAACTTTATAATCTCCACCAATAACTGTTTGGTGTCCAAACTTTCTTAATGATAATGTTCCTAATTCATCAAATGATGTTATTGTAACAATTGAATCATCTTTTGGAATATATTCAGTATTAATATCAAATATTTTTCCAGTAAAGATTGCACTACCATCTACTTCAATTCTAATTCTTGTTTGCAATGCTATGTCTGCTAATGTTAAATCTCTTGACCTTAATTGCAATTGGCCTGGCTGTACTTGCGACCAGCAACCAACATATTGAGGGATACCACGAGTAATATCAATGCTTAATATTCCATCTGTGCTATCAACCCATACTCCACCTGTAAAGTGTTTAACTACCACTAAACCACGCATGTTAATCATATCTGCCTCCTATTTTGATATTGTGTTATATTTGTTAAGTGCTTGTTGTACTGTTCTACCAAGTGCATAAGGGTCTGTTCCTACTCCTGCATTAATTGTTACATTAATTTGGTTTCCAGTTTGTCTGGCATTTGATATTCTTGGTGTTGCAAGTGCAACATTTCCAAATGCACCAATTGTTTCAAGTCCAAGACCTTCTGTTGCTTGTTTAGCAAGGTCAGCAGACCTTTCAATACCAACAGCAAGACCTTCTACAATAAATCTACCGTAACGAGCAAAGACTTTAGATGGAGAACCAATACCAAGAACTTTCTTTGCCCATGATGGAACTAAGTTACCAAAGAAATCAAATACCTTTGTCTTTAACCATCCTGCTACTGATTGGATACCATTCCAAATTCCGTAAACAATATCTTTACCAATGCCAAGCATTTTTGCAGGGATTGATAGATACACTTCAATAATATCTCCAACAAACTCAACAACCTTGTCTTTTAATTCTTTTACTTTGTTCCAAGCCTTTGGAATCACATCTTTAATCATTTCCCAAACTTTACCAACTGCTTCTGTAACCTTGTCCCAGTTCTGGTAAAGCAAAACAATTGCTGCAATAACTAAACCAATACCAATACCTGCAAGAGCAATCTTTAATAAGTTAGTTGCTATAGTTACAAGTCCAACGCTTGTGGCAGTTGTTCCATTTACAATTCCAAGTGTAACCATTGCTGTTTTCATGCTTGCTAAGAATGTTACAGTAATTCCACCAATTGCAACAAGTGCTGTTAATCCAATAATTACATTTTGAACAGGGCCAGGAAGTCCATCAAATACTTCAATCATCTTTGTAAGGAAGTCAATTCCTTTTTCAAGTATTGGCAAAACCTTTGCACCAAGTTCTTCTTTAAAGTTTGCTAACGCTACTTCAAACTTTTGTGTTGAAGTAACATTGTTTTCTGCTGCATCTCCATACTTCTTTTGTCCTGCTTCAATAAGTAAGTTGAGTGCACCTTGGTTATCTCCAGCCTTAGACAATGCTTCTGCTTGTGCATAAACAGATGCTTCAAGGTCAGGAAATATCTTTGTTAATTCTGTTGCTTTTAGTTTACCGTCAGCAAATGCTTTTGCTAACTTTCCAGTTACAGCATCTGCACTGATTGCTCCACCAGTAAATGCATCAACATCAAATGCAAGATTAACTATTTCAGCAGACAAGGCTTTTGAGTCTGCAGGTAAACGAGAACCAAGTTGTGTTGCTAATTGTATAAGAACATCATTATCAACTGCAATTTGCTTACCAAATTTATCAGCATCTTCTGTAATCTTTTGTAATGCAGCAGAGCCTTCACCAAATGTTGTTGTGGCTGCTCGCATTGTTTCTTGGGCTTCTTTAGCCTCATCAATACCTTGCTTTAAGAATGTGATACCTTGCTTTAAAACAAAAGCAGAGGCTGCAGCACCAGCAGCAGCAGCAGCCCCTTTAAGTTTGTTTGACATGCCATCAATCTGGCCATTAGCATCATTAATGCCAGTAGTAAGTTTGGAGGTCTCTGCAACAATGTCTATTTTAATTTGATTAGCCATTTTTATTCCTCCTGTTAACTGCTGTCACAATTGCACCGTATTCTTCCAGTGTTAGTTCCCAAAACATATCTGGCGTGAATCCTGTTTGTACACAGAACTCAGCCATCTTGTTTAGGCTGGACTCACTTCTTTTGGGACAGTGAATTCAACTCCTGCAAGTTCTGTCAACTCTTGAATTGACATATCTTCGGCTTCTAACATTGTAAGGGTTGGGTTGTTTCGCTTTGCCATCATATATTGCATTGCGAATGCTAATTTTGACTTGGACTTTGCATTAGTCCATTCGTCCATTGGTAAATCTAAATACTCTTCAACCTCTGTAAGTTCTTTCCACTTAAGAGTGTTCATTAAATCAAAGTTCTCCATTTTACTGCCTCCTGTTAGTCTAAGTCGTACTTCTTTATTGAATCATTTACTAAATCATCGTACTTTTGTACGATTGTTTTCATGTTATCGTTAACTGCACGACTAATGAAACGCTTGCCTTCTCTGTTACCTGCTTGCCATCCATACTCAATGATTGGAGCATATGTTACTTTTTCATTACCTGCATAGATAACAACTTGACTATCTGTAGCCTCGTACTTAATTGATTTACGAAGGTTTCCAGTTCTTTCTGGTGCTAAGGCAGAAGCCTGTTTAACAAGCATGGAACCAAGTTCTTTGTTAGTAGAATTAGCATCTTTAACAGTTTTTTCAAACTTGTTTAATGTTTCTTCTACTTCTTTTGTTCCACTTATAGTTAAACTAACTCCTGCCATAGCGACCTTATTTAATTATGCTGTTACTCTTACTGGCTTACCAGTTAGAATAAAGTTGATATCGTAAACGAAGTATTCGCCTGCTGCTCCACCAAGATTTGGTATAGTCTCAGCATAACCTTCTGCTGTGAAGTGTGGTTGTGATACTGTTGCTACTGCATTTCCGTGTGGTGCAAAAGTAATGTCTACTGTTGCTCCTGGATTTGTCCATAGTTCTGTGTGTAGAGATGCTGCTGCTGTATCCTGAAATCCAGTTACGGCACATGTAAACTCTAAACTATCTACATAGTCTCCAAAACCAAGTGTTCCAACTGCAGATGAGAATGTAACATTACTTACTGAACCTGCATACTCTGTTGAGTCAACTTCAAAAATAATTGATTTGCCTTTAATTCTTGACATATTAATTTCCTCCTTCAATGTCTATTAGAATATTTATATTTGTTGCTAAAAATCTTGCACCATTTACTTCTTGAATAAATGGCTTATCTACTACTAATGTTCTTGCTGATGTGTATTCCCAAATTGCAGGTATAAGAGTGTCAAGTGTATCGTCAAGATTTTCTGTCTCTGTTTCGTTAGTTGCATAAGGAACAAGAATTAAAACTTTCCAGTTTGTTGCGTAATCAGCATCATACTGATTTTCATAAACTGTAATAAAGTTAATATCTGGTTCCATGACTGCACAAAGAGGAACTGGTCTTGCTGGTACATACTTGTAAACCTTTGAGATACCACCAAGAATGATGGCACTTTCAAGTTCGTTTCTTACTCCTGCTATATTCATCCGAATCTCACCATATATCTATTAAGTAGTGGATATACACCAACAAGTGGGTCTCTTGCAGTATTTAACGGTGCTCCGTCATATGTTGCATATTGAGACACACCCATTGGTGCACTCCTACGATGAAATAGTTCTGAACCAACTTCAAGATAGCAACGCTTTAATACACCTACAGGAACTTTAGTAGATGCAATATAACTTGCAACTAAGTCCTTTGATGTATCCCAACATTCTTCTACATAAGCATCATCAGTGCTTGAAGCACCTACATACGCTTTGAGGTCAGTCCAGTCCATATTCTTCTCCTATTAATTAGTCAAGTGGGTTAGCAACCTTAACCATTGCCTTAGGGTCAAGAGATGCAATTGCTGCATATCCGTACACTGACATTGTGTTGGTTAAGTTTGTGATATCTGCATCAGTCAAGCGAAGTGGTGCTCCTGCTGATTCAAATGTTGTTACTGCTGATGAGTTACCTACGAATAGAGAACCGTTAGCAAGTGCTGGGTCAAGTACAAGTGGTAGACCAAGGATTGAACCTGTTAGGCCTACTGGATTGATTGAACCAAATGTGTTGAATGTTGCGCCAGCGTTACCAAGTATTGGACGGTTTGAGCCATCTGTTACCTTTGCAACTGCCTTGAATACATCTGCAGAGCAAAGAATAAATTCAAGTGCCTTGCCTGTATCGCCATTAACCTTGATAGCGCAATCTGCAAGAACCTCAAGAATGTGGTCTGCATCCCATGCTGCAAGAGATGAGTTATTAAAGCCTGCTGCTGTTCCTAAGTGTGCACGAGCAGCACCATTTGTAACTGCTGCATACTTTGCAACCATTGCACGGAATGCTGCATCTACATAAGCAACTGATGAACGCTCAACAAGTTGGCGTGACATATTTGTGTATCCACCGTATGTCTTGATTGGTGCTGTTGCTGAAGTGATTTCAATTGAACCGTATGCGAGTGTGTCGCCTTCTG